CTCAAAATTTCATAGTTTATGACTCGCTATGAAACACAAGAAACGAAAGCTGCGTATTCCTTTCTGGTCATAATTCTTTTATTATTAGGATCGTACTCAGCCCATGCCTCAAAGTTGGAATAACCAACAACTGGCATTTTAAAAATTCTATTAGGAACCATTTCTTTAGTTAACGTATGTTCGGTTTTGACTAGTCTAAAGCCATAAACTTTAACAACAATACGTGGAACTTTTTTGGCACCATTAAAAAGTTTCAAATGCTTTCGCAATTGAGATGTAATATATGACTCACTTTGAGCCATAGAGTTTGTCCATCTAGGGAAAACATCAATAACAATAAGATCTACTTTAGAAGCAATTCTACGTAAATCGTTTCTACCAACAACTTTTGGCTTGTATTGTTTTTCTTCACATGATTTAACATGTTTCAAAAAATCTTGACGTTTCTCTTTTAAACAAAAAACTTCACATCCTTTTTGTAAGAATGCTAAAGTTGAACCACCTTTTCCAGATCCTATTTCTAAAATCTTTTAAGGTTTAAATTCAGCATGCAAGCACTGTCCAGCCGTATGTGCTGCTGATACCTAATTTAGGTAAGGTGCCATTCGCACACCAGTGGTATCTGGGTTCTTGGCTCTGAATTTTCGTGCTCTATCCTTAAACTCGTAAGCTTCTGAGTGATTAGTGTTAAGGAAAGGACAAGTATCGCTACTTATCCATTAAGCACATTCTAAGTTAATACTAGGATCAACTAAGAATAAATTTTATCTGTACATTTTTTTAATTTCATGTTCAGAAGGAAAATGTTATATAACTTAAAAACCTTTCCATTTATATCTTGCTAAGTCTCTACTTGTCCAAGAAGGCAAAACATTTTTTGCAATATACTTGTTTTTAAATTCTAAAAGATAGGGATAAATTCCACTATAATAATTTTCCAAAGCATAGGAGATTAACTAACCTAAAAATTTAGATTAAGATAATGTTTCCCACTTTTTATCATAATGACTACACCACCTGAGTTTAGCAACCATTTTTTCCATATCTCTAGTAGGTCTGTAAACCTGATCTATCAATTTTGGAGTTATACTAAGAAAAGACACATCACAATAGTTACCTACTACTTCGTCTCCGCAAATAAAACCGAATTCTTACATCGATTAATAATATTTTAAAATATCTATAGAACCTTTTTTAAATGATAATTTATTATCATCACCTAAAATTTTTGCTCTTAAATCTTTTATTTAATCAAATTGCTCCATTAAACATGAATACATTGCTATACAGTGTATCATTGTGTTTTATGGTGCTGTTGCTTCAAATCCTGAAGAAACACCATTCTTTTTTAAAAAAGTTTTTCCGTTGGGCAACACTATGTTTGCATAAACGTCACGGTAACAGTTTTCCAAATGAATGTTTCTCATTTTTTTATTCAACACATTTTTATAGTAGCTTTAATCTCTCAAAAAAGCAACCATTAAAGCGAAAAAAGCGGGACAATGCATGTCCCACGATTAAACATCGTAAGAAAGAAAAGTTCTATCAGCTTCCTCAGCACGGAGGTAGTTAGCTAAATGGGAATGATCATTCTTGAAATTTGATAAACCTACAGAACTTGGAGTAGTATATCTGCACCTATTCATCAAATTATTATATGGAGTTAAAAACATTAAGTTACATAAACTTAAGTCTGCATCTCCACACACAATTGGGCGTTTGAGAACGTAATCGAATTTATTATCTTTCGGTTTAAACTCAGCTTTATTAAAAACTAAGTGGTATCTCTTATTTTCAAACATTGTACCTTTTGAAATTTGTTCTTTTGTTTAAAGAACAACAAGTTCTCTACATTAACCTTTCTTTTTGAAACCCATTTCACGGTATTTGTGACCGCAAGAAGTGGAAGCTTCATACTCGACGTTCTCTGGAACTTAACAGATGTTTAAATCTGTATAAAATTATGAATCAGCTTTAAAAAGCCTTTTCACTTAAATATAGGCAGCAGCTAATGAATTAGCTCTGGATGGAGGAATAAGCCTATTTTAATCCTTCATTTTGTTAATGGCTTCCTATAAGTCACCAACATTTCCTGATCGTAAATTAACTTTTTTATAAAAAGAAAAATCTTTTGAGAAAACATCATCAAA